ATAATTATATTGAAAAATACGCAACACGTGTTGGTCAAACTTACAATGAAGTTTTTGATGATACAATTGATGAGGCAACTCGTCAGTTAGAACTTGCGTTCATTGAGGCAAAGGACAAGGGAAGGGAAATTATCTGGGATCAGACAAACTTATCAATCAAGTCCCGAAGAAAAAAACTTTCTAAACTCCCTTCCTCTTACGCAAGAGGTGTGATATACTTTAAGGTATCACTGGAAGACGCACTAGAACGAAACAAAACTCGTGAAGGTAAGTTTATTCCTGAAAGCATTCTTAAACGAATGTATCACCAATTTGAGATTCCCACATTACAAGAAGGATTTGATTATGTTGAAGAAGTTAAAAGTTAAAGAACGATACAATCATCATTTTGAATATACTAGCGATATTGAACGTATCGTAAAAATCTTTGCTGATCGTGGATATGAAATTTCGTATAAAGATGCTGTTCATGCTTGGGAAGAATTTTCTGACAGTATGTGTGCAGGTTGGATGTGTTTGGGTGAAGATAATGAAGTCTTTCAAGACGCATTTTCTTATTTTGAAGAAGCATGAAACCACAAGCACTTCTTTTTGACTTGGATGGAACTTTATGCAATGTTTCTCATCGTCGTCAGTATGTTGCAACGAAACCACGCAATTGGGATGCATGGAATGCTGGAATTATCAATGATAAACCCAATCTTCCAGTCCTAAAAGTCTTTAACGCACTCAAAGATCGTTTCCCAATCTTCTTTGTAAGTGGTCGGTCTGATGATTATCGTGATGTAACAATTCAGTGGTTTGAAAAACACGGAATCTATGAACATGATTATAATGATCTTCTAATGCGTAAGTTTGCCGATCATCGTGATGATGCGATTGTAAAAGGAGAACTTGCTGATGAGATTGAAAAAACTCATAATATTCTTGGTGTTTTTGATGATAGAAAAAGAGTTGTCAATATGTGGATAAATAGAGGAACGTTTGTTTTCGACGTTTCTCAAGGAAAAGGAGATTTTTAGTGGAGCATTATAGGCATTTTTTATCTAATGGGAAAACAATTGAAGTTTTTGATCAGATTTTTACATCTCCAGAGAGGCATAATCACATTTCAATAGCTCAAGAATGCTCTTATACCTTAGGAGGTTCTACTAATGATATTTTTGAAAACAAAAGAAATACATTTTTTCAATCATGTATGATATCCGATGGTGGTAATTATATAACAGATGATTTTGAAAGAATGAATTTTCTAACATCAAAATCTTTTGATCCAATTAGGAAATATATTTCAGGGTATTATCCAGACAGAAGTTGGATGTTGTCTTCAAGTCCCCTTTCAAAATATTCATATCATTGTGATTCTAATGCTGAGGGAGAAGAAAAAACTTTACTATACTATGTAAATTATACATGGGATAAAAATTGGGGAGGAGAAACTTTATTTGAAAATGATCAGGGTGAATGTGAAATAGCAATAAATTATAAACCAGGAAGAATAGTTATTTTTGATGGATCTATATCTCATAGACCAGCTTCTATATCCGTTTCTGCAGAAGAATTTAGATTTACTTTTGTTATTCAATTTTTAAAAAAATCTGAGTGTAATATTGATAATATTGAAGTATGAATATTAACAATTATAGAATAGTTGAAAAAGCAGATTTAAGTGGAGAAATATGTTTTTTTCCACAATACAAAAAATTATTTTTTTGGTTCAATTACGTTGAGATTGAAATATTTCCAAAAGTGATAAAATTTTATTCTTTAGAAAGTGCTATGAAATTTATTAAAAAACAAATAAATAGACCAAAAGAAAAAATTTATAACCTAAAATGAAATGTGAAGTCAAATTGTATGTTGGTGGGAAGGTTTTCACTGAAATTGTTGAAGCGACCAGTTATCAAACTGCCAGACAAACCGCTCTGGCCAGAAATCCCTGTGCTAAAATAATAGGAGTAACATCGGTTTTCAAATGATCACTACTAGAATTTCAGACTTTCCATACGGAGGATTTCCTTTTAGAATAGATTATAAAGATGAAAATAAAAATGCAAAAGTTTGTTACTTTGAATGCAAGGAGCATATGGAAAAATATATACTTCAAAACAATCTAAAAAAGAAAAATATTTCGATTAAAGTAAATAAGGATAATTAAAATGTCAATTTTTGATGAAAAATTTCCATGTACAAGTTGCGCATGTTGCTGTAAAAAATTAAAAATAGCTTTAGAAAATTCTAAAAATTCTAATCATCCAGAAATGATTAAAATAGCAGAAGAATTTCCATATGAATGGGATAGTAATGGATCTTGTAAAATGTTAAATGAAAATAATCAATGTTCTGTATATGATAATAGACCCATTTTCTGTAGAGCTGATGATTTGGGAAAATTACTTGGATTCACTCATTCTGCAGAAATTAAAGAATGGAGAATCTTGTATGCAAAAGCATGTAATGCTATAATGGATGAAGAAAGTATTTCTCAAGAATATAGAATTCCTATCGATAAAAATTAAAAAAAATGACTAAAAAAACTCATAATGACAAACATAAAAATGAATGGATTTGGGAGGAAACTCCAGAAACCATTCAAGCGATTAAAGAACTTCATGAAACTGTAAAAAAAGTAAATGAAGGTAAGTTTGCTGGAAATTATCAGGGACCTCTATACGCTCCTCATCCCCAATTAAAAAAAGATGGAAAAGCAACTAATTGATGATTCGTTTTATGTTGAAGAAACTAATTGGAAAACTTGGAAAAGTTTTGATAAAAATGGGAAATCACTTATTACTTCTTTCACGCAAGAATCTTGTATCTATTCAACGAGACAATACTGTAAATGGTTACAAGAGGGATTTCCAGAAACAACATCTTACTCTAGTAAAGTAGATGGAAAACTCTAAAAAATATCCATATCATGTATTAGATCCAACAACTCCTTGGTATGAATGGCTTTGTTACTGTGAAATTTGTCATCAATTAAATGCACCAAAACAACCACGATTAGGTCGTTTTATGGCATATAGAAGATATTTGAAAGAAATGGGAATACTTAAATGAAAAACATTTTTGAGCACAATGATATTTCAGAAATGAAAGTCGTAGATTTTGAAGATACTCATATCTTTTTCATGGATAATTTTTATAAAGATCCAGACGCAGTTTTAAATTATTTACTATCAACTCCACCTCCAATATGGAAAGAATGGGAAAAACCTTCCTATAACATGATTTATTTTGAAGATCGGAGGCATCAATTAATTAATCCAGATGTTAGTGAAACACTTAAAACTATAGGAAATCTTGTGAATCAAGTACCGACAGATGAAAATAAAGTAATTACAAATTTTACAAGATTTAAAGATGATAAATTCAATGATTTCACAAATAATTATTGGTGGCCTCATCATGATTGTGGATATAATGCTATAGTATATTTGAATAAATATGAAGAAGAGCATATAGGAACTCATTTATATAAAGAATTGTATAGAGACCCCAGATTTACATCTGTTCCAGAACATTCAAGACCATGGGCTCCTAAAAAAAATTGGGAAATACTGGTAACACTAAAATCGAAATATAATAGATTTGTGATGTTTGATGGTAAAAAATATTTTCATGGAATGGATATATCTGATAAAAGATTTTTCGGAGAAAACTATAGAATTAATCAAGTAATGTTTTTCAAAGATGAAGGAGACGTAGATTATTAATATGGCACCTCATTCACACATTTCAACAAATTATAATAATTCATATCAAGAACCAAATTACGAAAGGTATGATGTTGAAGATGTTATAGAAGATGTTTTGTTTCCATCTTTTCTATATCAATATAAACTAAAAATAGATAATAATAAAATATTAGAAGATTGTTATAGTGCAAAAAAAATATTTCCAGAGTCTGTATCTAAATCCAACATGGGAGGTTGGCAAAGTGAAACCTATTCTTTAAGAACAATTCAAGAAAAATACATTCCTAACATTCAAAACTTATGTTATAATGTCATAGATATCTGTAATGATATATCAGAAAGACAAGATTTGCGATGCAATTTTTTTGAGCATGGTTTAGACTGGTGGATTAATATCAATAAAAAATATTGTTATAATGCAATTCATTCTCATCCTGGAGCTTCTTTAGTTGGATTATATTATGCAAAAATAAAAAGAAATGGGGAAGATGGAAATTTAGTATTGATGAGAAATGATGGATCGAATCACACGCAATTGTACGGATCAAATGATATTTTTAGTACATTTGAACTCGAAGCTGAAGTAGGATCATTGTATATTTTTCCATCCCATATAATACATTATGTTCGACCAAATCTTTCTGATGAGGAAAGAATATCAATTTCATTTAACATTAGTATTAGTTAGATTAAAAATGCTAAATAGTAAAAATATTTTAAGTTTGAATTGGTAAATATATGTCAATTTTAAACGTATCGGGAATAGAATTTAGTGATGGATCTCAACTATCTTCTAGATATGGAATAATTCCTCAAAACACAGTCTCTATTTTTTATCAAGCGGCCGCTCCTACTGGATGGACTAAAATTACCACTCAAAATGATAAAACATTGAGAGTTGTAAGTGGAAATGGTGGGGGAACTGGAGGATCAATATCTTTTACTTCTGCTTTTCCTAGTGCTGCAGTTAGACCGATCAGTGGATCTATAACTGCTGCTGGATCAGTTGGAAATACTACCTTAACAATAGCACAATTGCCGTCGCATACTCATAATTCTGGATCTACTGTAAATGTATCCCCATCTGGAGCTGGAGTTGCAGGTAGATTAGTGAATGATCAAGCTCCTGCAGGAGGAGCTACTGGTGGTGGAGCTGCTCATACTCATCCATTTACTGGAGCATCTTCTCCATTTTCTGCATCTATTGATTTAAGAGTTCAATATATTGATGTAATTATCTGTTCATTCAATTGATCTATTATGGCTTTAATTAATACCGATGGCATAAGATTTTCAAACTCTACTGAACTTTTAAGTAAGTATGGTATTATTCCGAGAAATACTGTTTCGGTTTTTTATCAAACAAATGCTCCTACTGGATGGACTCAATTTTCGACCTTAGATGGAAATCCAGGTCCTCCAAATATTAATAATAGAGCTTTAAGAGTAGTTAATGGAGTTGGTGGTGCTTCTGGTGGAAGCATCACATTTACTAGTGCCTTTCCTTCAACACCAATCGGCATCACAACTACTGTTAATTTTTCTGCAACAATAGGGGCATTTACATTAACCACCAATGAAATACCATCTCATACACATAATTCTGGTGGATCTGCTCAATTTGTTCCTTCTGGAGCGGGATCACCTTATAGACTTGTTCAAAGAAATCCTGTAGCATATAATACAAGAGTTGCGGTCAGAACAATTACAAATGCAAGAGTGTCTGTTTCATATAGACAGCCAGTAACGTATAGGCAACCAGTATCTAATAGACAACCTCAAACGTATAGACGGCCAGTTAATGTTCAACAACCAAGAAACTATGGACAACCAAATAGTGGCAGAAACAGATATCCATTTAATTTTAGTGTAAATTCTAGACAACCATTTAATAGACAACAACCAAATAGTGGAAGAAGACCATATGGATTTAGATATCAATTTGCTAGAAGAGTTCCATTTGGTGGATCTAGTAGATTTGAACAAAGATTTGCGCAACCTTTTAACTTTAGAAGACCTTACTTTGCTGGTAGGTCTGGAAATATAAGAAGGCCCGTTGGAGGTTCTAATAGAGCCGCTACAAGAGTTCCTTCATCATTCAATATTAGAAATGTATCGGTTATTAGAAATCCAGCAAATAGACAACAACCATTTAGTAGTAGAAGACCATATAGTGGAAGAATTCCAGTAAGTTCTCCTTCATCTGGAAGAAATCGAGTTCCCTTTAACACACAGACCCCATTTAGTACTAGAAGACCATATAATGCACGAGTAGAAGTTCCATTTAGAGTTCCAATTTCCACGAGAGTTGTAGCAAACCAAAGAGTTCCAGTTACATATAGACAACCAGTGGCTTACCGAGTAATTACCAGATATCCCGTTATTAATAATGTTCGTTATCCAACCAGAGTTCTTGCACCTGGAGGAACAATGAGAGGAACAGATACATTAGGTCCTGTTACGGGATCTGAAGGTGGAGGAGGATCTCATGATCATACATTCACTGGAAGTCCAGCACCAATAAATTCCCCATTTGATTTGAGAGTCCAATATATTGATGTCATAGTTTGCAGATTTACTGATTAATGATAAAATATACTATATAAAAACAATTTTGCGTAAAAATGAAACAAGGAAAATTTTGTCCTCTTCTTAAAAAAGATTGTATCGAAAATAAATGTGCATGGTATTCTCATGTTAGAGGGTTTAATCCTAATACTGGGCAAGAAGTTGATGAAGCAGCATGTACTGTTTCATGGATTCCTATGTTAATGATTGAAAATTCCCAGCAACAACGTTCTACAAGTGCTGCTGTTGAATCATTTAGAAATGAAATGGTTAAATCAAACGAATCCAATTTGTCTGTATTGGAGGCAGCTGCAAATATGTATTATGATCTTCTAGAATCTCAGGGTGTTCAAGTAAGACTTATAGAAGAATCGGAAAATGAAAAAAATAATGAAGAAATAAAAATGTTAAATAGAACAGAATCTTCTGAAAATTTAGTAACGGAGAACAATGAATGAGAGTTACAATAATACCTATTGATAAAATTATTTCTATCGATGGAAATTCTCTTTATGTAGAAGAATGGTCATTTAATGATGAGGATATTCATGCAATTCAATGGTATCATACATTTGGTGAAATAGAATATAGAAGAATCAATGAATATGATTCTCCACCAGCAAATAAAAAAATTGATGATGAACAAATTATCAAGCCATATGTTGATAAGTATTTAAAATTAATTCCTATCTATGAAGAGCAAAAACTTATAGAAAAAGAGGAAGAAAGAAAAAGAATAGAAATAGAAAAATTAGAAAAAATACAATTTGAAGAGCAAAAGAAAAAAGAACAAGAAGTAGTTCAAAAATTAATTGACAATAACATTAAAATAAGAGAAGAAAAAAGAGAAGCAGAACAAAAAACTGCAGAATCTTTATCTAAAATGGCAGAATTGGAGAGAAAATTTGAAATAGAGAAGCAAAGATTGTTATTAGAATCTCAAGCAAATGAACTGAAAGAAAAAGTTGATTTGACAAATAAAATTCTTTCAGAAAAAGACTCAGAAATTATGCATAAATATGAAATTTTAAAACAAACAATTGATGAAGAAAAGGAAAATTTGTATAGAGAAAATAAGATTAAACAACAAAAAATAGAAGCTTCTGAAGAAGAACTTAATCTACATAGAAAAAAATTAGATGAAGAATGGAAAACTTTCGGACATTTTCATAAAGAAAAAAATGATGAAATAACTAAAAAAGAAATGTTAATTAATGAAGAATATCAAAAATTAAAAGCCGACTATGATTTGCAAATGAAGGAAATTGATCTAGAGCAAAAAAAATTAGATGAAAGGAATAGAATTGTCATGGAACAATATAAATCTGAAAGTGAAAAACTTGAGCAAACCTTAAAGGAAATTCAATTGAGAGAGGAAAAATTAAAACAAGATATGGAACTTTTTATGCAACAGCGTAAAGTTTCGGAAGAACAATTTGAACATTTAAAGGATAATTGGCAAAAGGAAATTGATGTCTCTCATGATGTCGTTAAACAACAAATGATTAATAATGAAAAATTCAGACAAGAAGTTGAGGAAATGGAATATGCTGTTCTTAAAGAAAAAGAAAACATTCAAAGAGAATTGTCTAGTTTAACTCTTCAACAAAAAAAAGAAAGTTCTATTGAAGAAATTTTAGATCAATTGGATCCTGAAAAAGTTGTAGAAGAACTTAGTGAAAATGAAAAATTAAATAATGATTTTCCAATCGATAAAGCTATTGAATGGTTTTCTGCTTTGAAAGAAGCAATGGATAAGAAATAAAATCTTCCTCCCCCCCTGCTTCAATTTAAATTGCAATTATATTAAAAAATATGATATGAATAGAAAATTAGTTACTGATAATTATATAATTATCGAAAACTTCATTGATCCTGAAAGAGCAAAATCTTTATTTAAAGAATTTCAATTGTGCGATTCTAAATTTAAATTTGAAGGTGACCCTCAAGCTCCTAATTCAGCATCAGTTTATAATTATTTGCCAGCACTTGAACTTTTATGTGAGAAAACAAAAGAAATTTCTGAGTATGTAGAAGAAATTGTTTTGCCAACATACACTTACTCTAGAATATATAAAACAGGTTCTGAACTATTAAAACATACTGATAGACATGCATGTGAAATATCAGTAACTCTACATTTAAATGGAGATAAATTATGGCCAATATGGATATGTACTCCTGAAGAAAAAGTTAGATGCGTAACACTTCAACCTGGAGATGCTATGATATATCTCGGGTGTGTGGCGGAGCACTGGAGAGGTGAATATGGAGGTGAAGAATATGGTCAATTTTTCCTACATTATGTGAGAAGTAGAGGCCCCTGCGCATATACTTATTTTGATAAGCAAGCAAATATTGAAACTGATATTAAAAAAGACGAAATTTACCAATCTCTTTTAAATAATTATAATGAGTATAAAGAACCTCAAACTACACAAATAGATGATGATAATCCAATAATTATTCCAGGAGATTCTGAAATGAAAATAAAAAATATTAATGAATATTTAAAAGATAAGATAGGAGTAGATCCAATTATTGAAACCGAAGATAAAAAAATTCAAAATAGTAATTCAAATATTTCTAAAACAAAACTAGAAGACTATATCTTACACTTAGATTCATTTGTGTCTCCTGATCTTTGTGATAAAATACTGCAAGAATATTCCAGTACTGATCTTTGGGATTATGCCCAGACAGGTTCTGGTATAGACATTAGATCTAGAAACTGTAGCGTAATTGGAATATCGGAACCAGATATAATTAATCAAAATCAAGATGTAAGAAAACAACTAGATGAAGAGTTGTATTTTGCAGTAGCTTCTGCTTTAAAAGAATATGAACAAAATTTTCCTTACTTAGAATTGGAAATAAAAGAAGATAGTGGATATGAATTATTAAAATACGAACCTGGTGGATATTATATTCAACATACAGATTCTTTTAAAGAATCTCCAAGAGCAATTTCTTGCTCTATTAATTTGAACGATGACTATGAAGGGGGTCAATTTGCATTTTTTAATAGAGAAGTTGTATATGAACTGAAAAAGGGATCAATTATTTTATTTCCATCAAGTTTTATGTATCCTCATGAAGTCATGCCCGTTAATAACGGAACTAGATATTCTATTATAACCTGGTTGGTTTAATTTTAATGGATATAAAAAGTCACGAAGATTTTATTGGAATATATGAAAATGCCCTAACAAAAAAAGAGTGTGATAATATTATAGAAATATATGAAAATACAGATTCAGTATATCTAGAAGGTCAATCTTATAATGATTCTCTATTTTTATGCAGGCATGATTTTTCTACAAATGGAAATGAATGTAAAGAAGTGGAATCTTTAATTTTAGAAAGATTAGGTGAATGCTATGAAATATATTCCGACGTATTTTTTCCAATACAAATAATTAATTTTAAATTTGACGAAATAAAAATACAAAAAACACCACCAAAAGGTGGATTTTATAACTGGCATTGTGAAATTGGAGATATATCAGCAATAGACAGAGCTCTCACTTGGATGATATATTTAAATGATATGCCAAGTGGTGAGGGGGAAACTGAATTTTTATGGCAATCTATTAGAATACAACCAAAAGCTGGAACTTGTTTAATATGGCCAGCATTTTATACTCATTTGCATAGAGGAAATCCTGCAGTTTCTTGCAATAAGTACATTGCAACTGGATGGGGTAAATATATGGATTCAAGAATGGATGAATATTTTGTTAAGGATGAAAATGATATGTATCATAGAAAAAATGAAAAAATCCATACATAAAAATAAAACTAAAAATAATTACATAGGTAAAATCGAAAATTTTTTTATAGAAGAATACGAAAATTTTTTAGATAAAATATCTTGTTCTAAATTAATAGATTATTTTGAAAATACCTTTGATAGTTGCGTCAAAAAAAATTTAATCTCGGATATTTTTATTCCGTCTCATGTAGATAAAGAACTTCATAGAATTACTAGTAATTTTTTATCATTACCTTTAAAATTTGAACTTAGGAATCATATATTATCCCTGTTGAAACACAATTTATATGAATATAAAAAAAAATATTTTAAAGATATTAATTGTGATTTAAAAATGAATGAAATTTTCATTAACAGGATTGATTATCGTGGAGGAAAGCACAACTGGGAATGTGACAATTGTTCTTCAAAAAATTCAAATAATATTGTTTCTTGGTTAGTATTCTTGTCAAACAATTCTAATTGTTTTGGTGGTGAATTAGAGTTTTTGTGGCAATCTAAAAGAATTAAACCTTCTATTGGAAAATGTGTATTGTATCCTTCACAATTTACGCATTTTAATCGATTAAATCCACCGTATGCAAGTAATTTTTATACTATGAGTGGTACGTTTTCTACTACCTTGACAACCGTTAAATAGATGATAAACTAATAATAGTTAATAATAAAAAAATGGCACTCTCAAAATCAGTAGAAGAATCTTTAAAAGAAGCAGAATCATCTTTGAGAAATGCACTATCTTATGCTGCTAGACAAGAAAAACCTTTTGTCGGTAGAGAAATATCAGATTTAATTTTTAGAATTGATGGGCTTATTAAAACAGATGAATTTATTGATAGGATGCAAAATTTTATCAATAGTAATAATGAAGATGAATAATTTTTGAGTAACCAATTATTAAAACATTAAATTAATATTAAAAAAAAGATAGATAATCTAGTAATGTGTTAGAATATCAACACAAACCCTAGAGGAGATTTAAATGACCGCTTTTCGTAACGATTCCCAATCAAATATTCTTTCGGACGAAGAATGGAACGAAATGGTTGCATTGAAAAATGCAATCAATACCAATCCAGCTTCTGTTCATCCAGAAAAAATGGAAAGATTTACCGAATTGCTTGTAAAATCTTTTGATGAAAAAATTAATGAGCAGTAAATGTGACAGATGACAAACTGTCACATTATTTTTTTAGAATCGTTTTTTTTTTGCTACTATTAATTTGTATTTAAATTCATTTTCCCTCTATGAAATATCAAGCTGACGTTTGGCTGGGTAGTTATTCTGGAAAACAAAAAGTCTATGTAAATTCAAATACAACCCAGGGTGCAAGAGAACAAATTAAAACAATCTATGATGTAAGTGATAGTGACATTTATAATTTGTACCCCGCAAGAAACAATTCTCAATCAGATTCAATTTCATTAACGGGTGGTCCTGCATTATTTTATATTATTGGTGGATTGGCACTATGGGTATTTTTAACTCCATGGATTTTTATGACTATCTGTGGTGCAGCAGGAACTTGGGTCTCTCAAAAAATTACTCGAACAACATTAGAAGAGGCATGTGATAACGACAATACAAAAGCAGTTTTTATTATCTTGATATCTTCTTTAATCTCTGGTGGATATGGATTTGTTCAAGGAAATGCATGGAATAAAGAAATTCATTCTGATAATCAACCCAAAGTAGAGCAAATTAAACCTATTACTAAAAATGTTTCCAATTAAATTAGTAGAATCTGTTTCTTATCTTAATACTCTCAATTTAAAGGCATCATTCCGCAATCGTGATGGTAGAGTCAATAGTATCGATGATGAAAAAAATCTAATTGATGCTTTGGTTCAAAAATATAATGAAGATATTATTGAAGCAGATCAACGTGATTGGTATGATGTTAGAATGTTCATGTTTCCCAATCAAATAAAATCATCGGATTATAATAAAAAAGCTGCGGATAATTTTAGCGCAAAACTTGCTTTGCTATATGCACTTACTAATATGACTGAAGAAGAAATATCTAAAGTTCGTAGTTGGTCTCAATTTGAAATAGCACTTAAAGATCGTCGAGATGATGATAATAATAGGGATTATTACATTATTTCCATGGATAAAATAACGGGTGAATGTCATCTATCATCTCTTAAAACTCTTAATAAATTAACACCAAATGGGAATAATCTTCCATTTCAAATTAAATGGAAAGATAATCTAAATCCCGTGAAAAGAACAGGAAAAGAGGCATATGAATTTCTTGTAAGTGCATACAAGGAATCGGTCAAAAGAAAACTTTCTCAACATTCATTGATTAATGAACTGTAATGTGACACTTCTAAAACTGTCCCACTCAATTTTCCCGAAGTAAGAATTTTCTGCTATAATAATTTTGTAGTTGAGGAACTCAAAATGAATTCTATCGAAATTTCTGAATTAATTGATGAAATTCGTGAAATTGAAATCTATCAGTGTGATCCACAGGATTGGATGGGATATCTTGATTCCGATGACTATGTTGTGCCAGATCACGAACTGGCATACTGACCCTCTCGGGGATGCCTGGTTCCCTCTATAATACTCTCATACGCAATCAACCAATGACCACCACCTTTGCTGACTATTCTGCCCAGCAAGAAGCACGGAAAAACATTGAACTTGCTGTTCTGGGGCACACTTATGCTCTGTGTGAAGCACTGCGTCAAAACTTCATTGAGTATAGCATCAAGTCTCATTATCGTTCTCTTCAAACTGGTGAAAATACCAATTATCACGAAGAGTGTATTGCAAAACTGAAGCAAGGCATTTGTGATTATGAGTTCTATCCTGAAACTGGTCGCAAGTATCATAAAGTGATTATGAACGCAGCAGGTTCTCGTTCTGTTCATTGCTTCATTGATAAAAAGACTGGTGAGGTGTATAAAAGTTCGTCGTGGAAGTCTCCTGCCAAAGGTATTCGTTATGACCTGCGATTGATTGCTGATCGTGAATGGTTGCTTGAAAATGCAGATTGGGCAGGTGGTTATCTGTACGCTCGATGATCAGTTTGCAAAGTGGCACAGAGGGGTCT